TGCTAGAATCAAGAATAACACTTCTTGGATTTGCTGGTTTAGATACAAGACCCTTACCAGAAAAAGAAATATCTCTTAATGATCTACCAACTTTATAGCCTTCGTATTCTCCATTACCACCGTAAGCTCGTAAATGTTTTGTTAAAAAAGCTGAACTTTCATTCCGCTCCAATAATTTAGAATCGCCATTATCATCTATAAGTGCATAGTCAAAGCCAGCAAAAAGACATTCCATAGAAACAAACCATTTTCCGTCTTCGATTTCAGAAATAATTTGATTCATCCTTTCTCTATTTTCTGGCTTTGTCCAGCTATTATACAACACAGCCTCGGTGATAATATCAAAATCATCTGGCTGAGTATCATCAGCAACAGCTTGACCGTTTCGATCAACGACGTAGCTGCCAGTAATATGCCCGATAATATTATTCTCATCGTGCATAAGATTAAATTGCTTATCTTCTGGACTTTTTCTAGCAGACCAAGTAGCCTGCGATGTAAAAACGTCGTCGTTTTTATTCCACCCAGTAGACACAAGCACAGACTTGATATAATACAAGTCAATTTGTTCGGGGTTGGCGTTTTCAGCTTTAATTTTGTCAACTGCAACTCTAGAACTTTTTACTAAAGGTTCATCGTTAAGTTCTTGATTTTTTAAAAGCAAAGTGGCGGGCGTACAATAAGCAACACTGGCGCTTGTTTTTACAAGCTCCGAAACGCCATCTTCTATTTCTTTTTTATATATTTTCATTTATGCCTCTCTCAAGGATTATACACAAAAAAGAGAAAAAACAGATTTAACATAAATATTCAACATATACACCAATAACATGTCTTCTGTATTCGTCAACGCCCATTTCATCTAAGCTTATTTTTTCAGAACTTAAATGGTTCATAAAAGCCGTGGAAGCTTTAGTTTTATTTTTTAAAATAGAGCATATAATTTCATCTGAAATATCTTGATTAATATCAATATTTGTAAACACGTCTAGCTTAATTTGCTCTAAATCTCTAAATTGAGACTTGTTTAATTGACGTAAATTTTTCTTATTTAATGAATTAAGATAGGCATTGTTAATGGTTTCGGAAATGTGAGACCAAGTTTTTTCTGCTTTGACAATTATGTTGGCCAATCCCGGCTTTGATTTTGGTTTTTCAACTCTTTGTTTTCTTGGGCCATCATCCTTTTTAAATAACGGTCTTCCATTATCTAAATCAGATTCAGGAGGTGCTACTTCAGTTTCTTCGTTTGGTTTTTGGTCTTTACCATCGAATGGGGCTGGAGGAGGATGAAAGGGACCAGCTTTTTGAGGGCCAGAAACGTCACGCTTAGAAAGCTCTCTTTTCATTCTTATATTTTCAATTTGTGGTATTTCTTTAAATCTTTCCAACAAAGTCTCATGACTAATGATATCCCTATCAGCTAATTGTATTAACAGGTTTTTCTCAGCAGATTCGTCTGACAAAGAAGTTCTGTCGAACTGAATATGAGCCTTATACCTAAAACCCATAGCTTTTCTAACTATCTCAAGTTCTTTCTCCCAAAATCTAACAAGTTGGTCACGACCATACTGTAATCTTTCTACCAAGGTTTTAAGAGAAATGAAATTGTTTGTAAATCCACCACCATTGTTAGCCATTCCAGTAAGAGTGGGTGGAACGCCTAAACCAGCATAAATACTATTAAGAACGGCTGTATATTTTTCTGATCCTAAGAATTTATAAACTTCACTATTTGATTCTTGGAATGAAAGCTCTGGTCCCCAAACTAACTCCATAGTGCCGCCACCAACATTACTAGACAATATATCTCTTAATTTATTTATTGCTGTTTTATTTGGTAAAATTTTATGATCAAGATTTCCAAGGGTCCATAATCTAATATTGGATATAGCACCATCCAGAGCCGACATGTCTGCTAGTCTCATTTTTTCTAGCATCACAATATCGTCAAGGATTGCATAAATCATTGGATTGGCCCATTGCCTCCAGTCGTCTTTTTTGTAATGAAATATACTTACTCGGGAGGGATCTAGGGGTATATCTTTTTCTCCTCTTAATATGCCTTGTTTTACTTTTGGAGGAAGGCTATCTAATACATGGTTTGGAATATCACCGCTGGTGAATTTATCAAAAAAAGAATTAGTGCTAATCGTATAATTTTTTAAACCCATAAATAAAGACAGATTTCCATCTTTGTTTTTTACAGTAAGCGGGTTAAAGAAATTGTATCTCCAAGGTATTTCGTTTTGAACCATGTTAGGAACTTCAACTTTTATATCGCTAGAAAGAGCCTTCATGTAGTTATTGAGTTGAGGGGTAACTTTAGCGTAGCTTCTATAAAGTATTACATTTCCGGTTTTATATAGATTGTTAAGAAATCTTTCAGATCTTTCCTTACCATTAATGCTTCTAAACCATTGTTGGTAAAATTTCTCAACGCTTTTATCTCTATGAACAATTTGAATGCCTTGACTTCCAAAATCTCCCATTAAATCAATAATATTTCTAATTATTCCAACTTTATCGTAAGCGTCCATACACATTCTAATAATTCTTCTTTGTTGTGTTGGAACAGCCTCGTCTGGCCTGAATGCATAATAATCCTGAGAGGTAAATCCGGGCCTAACGGACCTATTTGGTTCAATGTCAATAAAATGTCTATAATGACTCCCTTGACTTTTAGAAAGACCAGTATAAGAATGTACATTCTCAGCAGCATTCTCAAAGGCTCTAGCTTTACTTGAAGCATCACCGTCAGACCATGTAAACATTTCTTCTTTGCTCATTGAAATTACCTCAATTGGATTGATAATTGGAATGTACTAATTAATACACATCTTTCATATTGTCAGAGAACCAACTGGGACCATTATACATTTTTTCATTTTTTTGTTCTTTGTGTCCACCGCCAGTCGCAAAGCCGCCATAAAATTCATAGGCCGCTTGCTCTGGTGTTCTTTGTATAATTCTAGCGGCCATATTAGCCATAAGTAAAGCTGAATATCTATCTTTTCTCATTTTGCTTTTCTTTCCCGTTCCGACGACAACCTGTGGCGTATCCCACCTGTCGCGACCAGCAGATGTTTGCGACATTTGTATCATAGATAATTCATCTTTAAGTTCCTCTATGTCTAAAACGCATTCCTCTATGGTATCAAACATTCTACCTTTGGTGTTATCTTCGTGTTCTGATATGGAAAGAGTAAGTGAGTCAAATGAAGGAAATAGTAAAGCCTTGTCTTCAAAGTCTTTTCTCATTCCATGATTAGCTTCAGCCAACCAATCATATTTAGCAAATTGACACATCTCAAGGATATGCAATCCCCTTTCATCGTCTGTATCTTTTGGTTTATCATCGTCTATAGTAGGCCATATAGCAACTTCTCCTTCTTGTATTTTATCTTTATCGTGCAAAGACTCCATTACGGCCACGCCCCCACCCTGAGCGTCCATAGCTATATGCAAGCATGGAAAAAGTTTCATAAGGTCTCGTATTTTTCTAGCGCAATATGCATAAAAGTCTGTTTCCGAGACATATCCTCTTTTTACTTTTTCTTTATGTTCTGAACGAGTCGTGGTCCAACAATATACAATTCTTCTGTGTTCTGGATAAACCTCAAGTATTACTATGCTGAAATTATCTACTTCAGAGGCTGGGTCAACTCCAAATATGTATTTTTTATTTTTATCTCCAATTAAAGATGCTTCAAATGATATTGGTTGATTTTGTTTATCTTTTATATCTCCCGACTGGTTAGCTACACAAGATTCTATTAAAGACCGCTTGAAAAAACCTTGACTATCTCTAGTAAAACAAGCTCCATACTCCATTTGGTATATCCCAGCGTGAACAGTCGCTTTAGATCGGGCTACTTGATCCGAATCCATAAACCCTTTTGGTAAAAGTTCGTAAGGCATTCTAATAATAGAGTACTGGCTCCAATCAAAATTTTCAGGTGGATCTTCTCCAAAGATTTCTCTTAGTCTTGCTCTATCTCCTTGGCTTCTAATTATAGACTTCCACTTTTTCCAGTAAGAAGCAAAATGATTAAAATCATAATAAGCAGTGCCAGATAGTACAATTTGATTATCTTTCTTTACTTCTTTTTCCTCCAACTCTAAAGTAATTCCTAATTCATCTGCTTTTTTTTGAGCAGCTAGCCTTTTTACATTCTCAACAGGGTCAGAACTAACAGCTGCAAAGCCAGCCACAACATTTTCAAATATTTCCCTTGGGATCGAAGCAAATTCATCAGCAATAATATCATTAGCTCTTTGTCCTCTAATTTTTTGTCCGTCACCCAAAGGTAAACAAGTGACAGTACTATCATTTAACCGGAGGGTGCATCTGTCTGTATCTCTTCTTGGCCCACTATCGCTATCACATACATCTCTAAGCATCGGGGAATTGCGCCATATAGTTTCCATATACTCAAACAAGACCTTAGACTGTCTAAATGCAGCACCAACGACAACAACCTTTATG